AATAATATCCTATACCGAAGAACAACTAAAGGAAATTGTAAAATGCACCGAAGATCCGGTGTATTTTATTCGCACCTACGTTAAGATTGTCAACGTAGATAAAGGTCTTGTTCCTTTTGATATGTGGTCATTTCAAGAAGAGATGGTCACACAGTTTCACAACAATCGTTTTGTCATTGCAAAAATGCCACGACAGGTTGGTAAAACAACCACAACTGTTGGCTATATGCTTTGGTCTGCATTGTTCAACGAAGAATTTGTGATTGGTATTCTTGCCAACAAACTTCAACTTGCACAAGACATTCTTGCCAAGATACAAAAAGCCTATGAGCATCTACCCATGTGGCTTCAGCAAGGTATCATCAACTGGAACAAACGTTCGATTGAATTGGAAAATGGCTCAAAGATTTATGCGTATGCAACATCAGCAGCAGGTGTCCGAGGTGGTTCATACAACCTAATCTTCCTTGATGAATTTGCATTCGTGCCGCATAACATGGCAGTAGACTTTTTTACTTCTACTTATCCTGTTATTTCATCTGGTAAAACATCTAAAGTAATTATTGTTTCTACGCCGAACGGTTTGAATCTGTTCTATAAGATGTGGACTGATGCAATTGAAAAGCGTTCAACATACAAAACACTAGAAATTCACTGGTCAATGGTGCCAGGTCGTGATGAAAAGTGGAAAGAAGAAACGATACGGAACACTTCTGAAGAACAGTTCCGTCAAGAATTTGAGACAGAGTTTATCGGTTCTTCAGCAACACTGATCTCTGGTTCTAAACTGCGTTCATTGGCGTTCTATGACCCGATGCGTATTGAAGATGACGGTCATTTGTTTGTGTATGAAGACCCACGACCAGGTAGAATATACATTGCCACAGTGGATTGTTCAGAGGGCGTTGGTATGGACTATCACACCATCAATGTTTTGGATGCCACAGAGGCACCGTATAAACAAGTTGCACGATACCGCAACAATAAATTGCCGTTATTGTTCTTGCCCACAGCAATTTATGCTTTAGCCAATCGTTACAATCAGGCTTATGTACTGATTGAAACCAACAACGTGGGTCAGCAGGTGGTAGATATTTTACATTATGATCTAGAATATGAGAACATCTATAAGTTAGAACATCATCACATCAAAGGTCAGAGCATCTCCGCTGGTTTCAAACGCTCAGTTGCTTTTGGTGTAAAGACGACCAAATCAGTCAAGAAAATTGGCTGTGCTAACTTGAAAACGCTGATTGAGAACGACAAACTCATTATCAACGACTTTGATACCATCGCAGAACTGAATACTTTTGTTCGTACAAGAGATACCTATGCAGCCGAAGAAGGTAACAATGACGACATCGTAATGGGTTTAGTGCTTTATGCTTGGCTGACAGCACAGACTTTCTTCAAAGACGAAACAAGAATTGACATTCGTAAGATTATGTTAGAAGAGCAAAACATGTTGGGAGAAGAAAGTATGCTGCCGTTCGGTTTTATTGAAGACGGACTGCGTAGAGAGATGGAAGTGGAAGATGGAGATATGTGGGAGCCACCAGCGGGTTATTTATCATCAAGTTTGTAAAAAACTAAATAGACAATAAAAAGAATATTGACCCAACAATAAAAGGAGAAATCCAATGGCATTTCAATTATCACCTGGAGTGAATGTATCAGAGATCGATCTGACTACAGTTATTCCTTCAGTTGCCACTTCTGCTGGCGCTTTTGCAGGACCTTTTAATTGGGGACCATGTGGTGTAGTAACAACTATTTCCGATGAAGTTCGTCTAGTGGACACATTCGGTAAACCAGATAGCGTAAATTATGAATATTGGTTCTCCGCAGCGAACTTCCTAGCATATGGTAACAATCTAAAAATTGTTCGTGCCACACCAGGTGGTGCTAACAACGCTACTGCAAATGGTGGTGCTTTAGTAATCAGAAACGAAGACGACTGGACAGACAATCACAACGGATATGCCGATGGTGCATACGGTGGTTGGGCAGCAAAATACCCTGGCGCATTAGGTAACTCATTAAAAGTTTCAATAGCCGACTTAGGAACATTTGGAACATGGCCATATCGTTCACAATTTAACGCAAACACTGGAACATCGGAGTATGTTGCAAGCCGTGGTGGTGCAAACGACGAAGTTCATATCGTCGTTGTTGACGAAGATGGTTTATGGTCAGGTACAGCAGGTACAGTTCTTGAGAAATACGCATTCGTTTCAAAAGCATCAGACGCTAAAGATGATTCAGGTAATAGCAACTATTATAAAAATGTAATTTCAAGCAAATCAAAATATGTATGGTGGGTTGCACACCCAGCAACAGCGAATCTGAGTTCTGGTACTGCATGGGGTTCTACTGCTAACGCATCGGCATTCAAAACAACAACAGCAAATGTAGAATACTCGTTCTCAAATGGTGCAGATGGTTCAGTGGGTTCATCACAAATTACTTCTGGTTGGGATTTGTTTAAAAATCCTGAAGCGGTTGATGTGTCGTTGCTCGTAACTGGCACAGGTAACAGCACAATTGCTACACACGTTATTAGTAATATTGCAGAAACTCGTAAAGACTGCGTTGCATTTATTTCACCAGAAAAAGCAGACGTTGTTGACAATGCTGGTAGTGAAGCAACAGATGTTGTAGCATACCGTGAAACACTCACATCTTCATCGTACACAGTAATTGATTCAGGTTACAAATATCAATACGACAAATACAATGATGTTTATCGTTGGATTCCATTGAACGGTGACATTGCTGGTCTGTGTGTACGTACAGACACCGAACGTGATCCTTGGTTCTCACCTGGTGGTATGAATCGTGGCCAAGTCAAGAACGTAATTAAACTTGCATGGAATCCAACCAAAACAGAACGTGATACATTGTATCTCAAAGGTGTTAATCCTGTTGTTTCTTTTCCAGGTGAAGGTACTGTTCTGTATGGTGACAAAACAATGTTGAGCAAGCCAAGTGCATTTGATCGTATCAATGTTCGTCGTTTGTTCATTACACTTGAGAAAGCAATCTCACGTGCAGCACGTTTCTCTCTGTTCGAATTCAACGACCAGTTCACACGTGCCCAGTTTGTTGCTCTTGTAGAACCATATCTGCGTGATGTTCAAGGTCGTCGTGGTATCACAGATTTCCGTGTAGTCTGCGATGACACTAACAACACAGCAGAAATTATTGATCGCAATGAATTTGTTGGTGACATTTATATCAAACCTGCTCGTTCTATTAACTTCATTCAACTTAACTTTGTGGCAGTACGCACAGGTGTAAGTTTCAATGAAGTGGTAGGTGCAGTCTAAATAAAAGAGAAACAGGAGAAAATTAAATGGCATTTAACGTAAATCAGTTCCGTTCACAATTAACAGGTGACGGTGCCCGCCCAAATCTATTTGAGGTAAGTATGCCGTTTCCTGCGTTCTCATTACCAGGAAACGCACAAACAAAAATGACGTTCATGTGTAAAACAGCACAACTCCCAGGAGCAACACTGGGTGTTGTGCCAGTTCAATACTTTGGCCGTGAATTGAAGTTTGTGGGTAATCGCACATTTGCTGATTGGACAGTAACAATCATCAATGATGAAGACTTTGTTGTACGTAATGCATTCGAACGTTGGATGAATGGCATCAATAGCCACAATCTGAACGTTCGCAATCCATTAGCGTCTACACCATTAGGCTATACACAAGATGGTGAAGTTACACAGTTCGGTAAAGCAGGTAACACTATTAAGAAATACAAATTCGTGGGAATGTTCCCATCCGACATCACTCCAATTGATGTTGATTGGGGTTCAAATGATACGATTGAAGAGTTTTCTGTAACGCTAACCTACCAGTGGTGGGAAGCAGTTGCAGATGGCGTAATCTAAGAGTAGGGCAATTGCCCTACTTTTACTACAGGATGATATTTAATGGCAATTAAACTTTTCGGCTTTACAATAGGCTCGAAGGATGTCGTCAAGGCTGAAAAGCCTGAACAGGCATCCTTTGCGCTGCCTTCCGCAACCGTAGATGATGGTGCAGTTACCGTTACGCAAAATGCGTACTACGGTACCTATGTTGATCTTGAAGGTTCTGTTCGCAACGAAATAGAACTTATCACACGATATCGTGAGATGTCAAATCACCCAGAATGTCAAATGGCAATTGATGAAATCGTTAATGAAGCCATCACACACGATGATCAGGGTAAAGTAGTTGACATCGTGCTTGACAATCTAAAACAACCTGAAACAATCAAAAAGAAAATTATTGAAGAGTTCAACAATGTATTGAAGATGTTGAACTTTAGTAATTTGGCCGATGATGTTTTCAAACGTTGGTATATTGATGGTCGTGTTTTTTATCATATCGTAGTCAACGATAAGAATCCTAAAGAAG